TTTTAAGCAGATCGGCTTTACGCTAGAGATAGAAGCTCCTGTATATAAAATCGAGCACATTGTTTTCTGTCAATCTCAACCTGTATTTGATGGATCGAACTATCTTATGGTTCGTGACCCACGGGTCGCTATAGCCAAAGATGGTATGTCCATCAAGCCACTGGATTCTCTTTCGGTGGCACAGAAGTGGTTGGCAGCGGTCGGTAAAGGAGGAATGACCTTAACAGGTGGAATACCCATCTGGCAAGATTATTACCAAACTTATATCGACCATAGCAATGGTGCTAAAGCTCTCTCTGATCCTACACTAGAGAGTGGTTTTTTCAGGATGACTCGTGGAATGGATAGGCATTATATGCCACCAACTATCGAGTCAAGGCTTTCATTTTTTGAAGCATTTGGTATCGATCCTGAAGAACAGTTGATCCATGAAGAATACTACCGAAACCTCACTTGGGATCTCACGAATGTGAGTGACCAGTACGGTATTGATATAAATCTTATGCGATTCAACCAACTTCTTAGCGTCTAACGCATTGGGTTCAACACTTAATTCCCCAAAACTATTACTTTAGTGCTAACCAGAATGCCAAGAGACTGCACGGCGGGTAGGTGTGTTGGATGTACAGTCCCGGTGTCATACGGTATCCAATACTATGACAAACAAAACCAAAACCAAACGTAACTCTGGCGCGAGCTCTAGCGCTAAAGTTAAACAACTTACTGAGCAAATTAAGAACCTTAAAGCTAAGGCTCGTCCCTTTGCCACCACTGGTGGTATCGTTGGGCGCTCCCTTGGCTCAATGTTCGGCAACGCCGCCATGGGCTCAAACATCGGCAAACTGCTAGGGCATGGCATCGGATCCATATTTGGATCTGGTGACTACACCCTGACTGGCCAGGCACCAACATATAATGTGTTGGCCAATGGCAAGCAGATCCCGAAATTCTCCAGCACATCGGCCACGAATATTGTGTGTCACCGCGAATATTTAGGTGACATACAAGGAACCACTGCGTTTAACCTCAACTCATACCCGCTTAACCCAGGGATGGCCCAAACCTTCCCATGGCTAGCGTCTATTGCTGAGAACTACCAGGAGTATAAATTTCATGGACTCATTTTCGAGTTCAGACCACTCATTACGGATTTCGTAACTGGTGGCGCCCCAGGAGTCGTCGTTATGGCCACAAACTATAACGCTGACTCCGTGTCGTACTCTTCTAAACAGCAGATGGAGAATTCCGAATTCGCGGTCTCCGTTAAGCCCACCCATGCGTTGATGCACGGTGTCGAATGCAGTATGCAGGAGACAATCATGCCTCAGCGCTATGTGCGTTCCGGAACACCAGCGGCCGGGCAGGATCTCCGCTTATACGATTATGGTACATTCCAGTTCGCCACCCAAAGTAACCCCGTGCAAAATCTAGGTGAACTTTGGGTCTCTTACTGTGTCGAGTTCTACAAGCCGATCATGCCAACCGATTTTGGCGGAAATATTGCCTCCGCCTCTATTTCCCGTTCATCTGCCAGTGGAGCTAATCCACTAGGATTGATAGGGGTGTCCATTACGGGCACTCTTCCAGTCACAGTGAACTCCACTTCTGTGTCATTTACCCTCCAGCCCGCTAATTTGTATTTAATTACAATTTCATGGGCTGGCACAGCTGCAGTCGTTGCGTTCCCCACCACCACCTTTACCGGTGTTGCAACGGTACGTAATTACTGGAATAACGACACCGCTCCCGCAGGATACGGTTATGTCTCCGGATCATCATCCGCTCTCATATCCATATCTTATCTAGTCACTAACGTAACTGGTACTGCGGGGACCGGTGGTATCACCTACGGTGTAGCCGGTACAATACCAACCAGTGCTAACGTCGATGTTGTCATTACACAAGTCGACTCTTCCATCGCTTAAAATAAT